TGTGTTATATTTTCAAGTTTTGGTAACCAACCTTTCTTTAATGCTTTAAATAATACAGTTATAGTTGGATTTACATCGCTAAAAATATATTTCTTAAATACTTTATTTTTATCATCCTCCATAACTTGAATTCCTACGCGCGCCATTCCACTAAATGGTTCCGCATAATTTTTTATAGATGGATTATCTTCTACTTTCTTATAAACCATTTTTGATATTGTTTTCGCCAATTTTGATTTTCCAGCATGATAAGGTAAAGGCATTATTATATTATCATGTTATTAAAAAATACTCACATTAGTCATCCCACATATCATGCTTGTTATGTTCATATCTTAGACCCTGGGGGGCTCTTTGTGCTGTTATTTGTTCCATCATGTCATCGTCCTCATCATCATCTTGTCTTTCATACGCAATCTTTCTTTTTTGTTTTGATTCTTGATATTCTTCGCTTGTCACGTTCTTTGGAACAACCAAATACTGATCACCGCCTTTGCCCGCCTCCAAATAGGCAGGTGGTCTTCCTCTGTATGTGGGGACATACAGTCTCATCCAATCCACAGATTTGGGGTCTGCTGATTTGGTTGTAAAAACAGTTTCCCCATTTCGGTCCCGTGTTACTGTAAGTTTAACATCTTCTGTTACACGTCCTTTTCTCCTAATATCATATCCAAAATTTTTATCATCACGATCTCTCCATACTAATTTATATATTTTGTCGGGATCTTCTTCCACTAATTCCCTCAAACCATTTGGAACAGAAATCCAGTTTAATACTCTCTGACCACCTCTCATTTTGCGGCTTTTCTTAGTTCTTTTTTTTCTTCGTCTTCGTTTAGTTCTTTTTTTTCGGTTTTTCTTTGTACGTCTCTTTTTCCTTCCTCCTGTTTTTGACCAACCTTCTTCAATTTCATAATCCGTTTGTTTAATCAATTCGTACTGTGGCATTCCATCTATTTCCAAATTTGCCCATTTTACCCAAAATTCAGCATCTAATTCTTCAATAACAAATGCATTCCACCAAACAGGTGGTCTATCTTTCATTGGTATTTTAACTCGAATTTTTCTTTGTGTAAGTAATTGATTTTCTGTTGTTGTGGCTGTGTCTGATGGGTTTAAATATTTTGAATTTAATAAATTATGTATTTTTTGTATACCGTCCTGAGATTTTATTGATGCTAAGGTTTCTGCCGCCTCTGTCATTGCATTTACTTCCATATGAATTTCAGCTAATCGGTCATTAGTAAATTTATGTGCTGTTTTCATATGCGCATCGTAGAATTTAATAGCTTTTTGTAAATTCCCTTTCTTTTCATAATCAAATGTTAATTGGACGGGACAAAAAGGACATTTCCATGTATAATTACCACCACCTCTCATTTTGCGCGTTATACCACCACCTTCTTTTATAGTTGCTAATCTTTTTCCTCTTTTCATAAGTTTCTTATATTGTTTGGATGTTAATTGTTTATCTGGAAATTGACCTTTATGCCAATCTAAATGAACTTGAGTATCCGGTGCGATTTTACTTTTTTGTGCCATAGGATGTGGGTCATATGGACTTAAAGCAGCAGTTAATATACTTGTTGCTAATAAAAAATCTCTTGCGGATGCCAATGGTCTTCCCTTAGACATATTACGTTTACTTCGTTTCAATAATGAAATACCATGTGAAGAAGCAATCATGGGTGTTTTTTTGGACATTCTTTTGCTCATTTCTTTTGATAGTTTAATTTCTCGTTCTAACCTTTTGCTTTGTTTTATACTTTGACGAGATTTTTGTGATGCTTTTGATTTTCTTGATTTTGATTTTACTTTTCTGGATTTTTGCGATGTTTTTGATTTTCTAGAACTCATAATATATTAAAGTTAGATTTAATATATTACCAACCACTATTTTTCTTTACATTAATACGAGGACCTTTTTTACTATTAAACGCGTTTGGATCATATCCTTCTTCTTCATCATCGGAGCCCAAATCTTTTGATAATTCCCAAAATTCTTTAGAACCTAATTTAAAGTCGTTATGCGAAGTTGCCTTATACCAAAATATTTGGTCTTCCAATTTATTAGACTTGGAATTATTGGATATGACTAAACATTCATAATTTTCTGTACATTGGTCCATTACTTGACAGAAACTTTCAAATGTAGAAAACATACCGGCATAATTTTCATAAATACGTTTTCTATTTGTTAAATACGGTTCTCGTAAAATGAACGTATAATCAATATTTGTTCTCAAATTTGGGGGAACGCCAAGAGGATATTGCATAGTAATTACAAGCATGATTTTCCAATGCCTTCCATTCATGAAAAGAAGGCGCATTAATTTTTCACGAGCCCAACCATTATCATATAAACAATCGTCTAATATAACAAACGCACGTGCGTCAATATTACTTTTGCCATAAGCTTCCTTTTCTTTTTTTACTTGTTTTAAAACCATTTTTTGTCTTTTCAATATGTTTTCTATAATGGCCGAATTATACTCATCGTGGATGAATAACTTAGGTACTAATTTTCCATAAAATCCATTTCCTGATTCTGTTCCCGAAATTACCGTTCCAATAGGAATATCTTGATGATAGTATAATAAATCCCTTACTAAAAAACTTTTCCCAGTATCTCTTCTTCCAATTAACACGATAACAGGTCCCGCATTCTCACTTGGTTTAAATGAAATATTGCGCATATCAAACTTTTTTAATTCCAAATTCATATTATTATTATATTTTAAATTAAAATTGTCTTTTAAACATAAAACTTTAGGTAAAAAACACGAAAAATAAATAAATGTGAGAATATAAATATGTTTGTAGTATCTTACAAAAAAAATAATAATACAAAACTTTTCAATAAATTTAAAAAAGATTGTGGCTTTGATAAAATTCAAAATTACATACCTATATATAAAAAGTTTTTCTCATTGAATGAAAATACATACGATAGTGTTAATTTAAATCATAAATACAGTATTAGCAATGTTAAAAAAATTGTTGATGATAATAATTTTTCCATAGAAATGAAAGATTCGGATAATAATTCATTATCAAGAGAGTCTTTTTTTAAATTTAGTCCATTATTGGACCCAATTAAATATATGGTTGGAAAATATACAAATATTAGCGATGATATGAGAACAACACTTCCTAAATTAAATGATAATAATGTTTCAAAAAAAGTGCTGGATTATAATAATTCTGCTTATGTAGATAGTTTTTTTTCATATTTGAGTAGCATTGCTTTCCACGAACATAAATTTCCAAATGGTTTAGATTTTTATGGCTCGTTTTTAGGTGTTAAAAAATCACACTTTTTAAATATATGTGATGATTTGGAATATCTATATGATTCAAATTATTTCCATGAAAATATAGACAAATTATTTAAAACAGAAGATATAGATGAAGAAATGTTGTCTGACGCTTCAAGAACACATCGCAAGAAATTATCTTTGGAGAATGGTGAAGATATTAATTTAAATGTTAATGAATTAAACGAAGAAATTTTTGGAGATGTATTTGAATTAACACAAAAGAACTTGGAATTACATAATTCAAACACCATTGAATTACAAATGGATGTAAGTAATAATTTACAAAGTAGAAAAGAAACAGAATCAGCGTGTTCTTCACGTTCATCAAATACTTCAGACGAGGAATATTCTGATGAAGAAATGGATATATCGGAAAATTCATTAGAAAGTTGTACCAATAGCGATATTTCTGAATATTCAAGTTCAAATGTGAGTGATGAATATGTTAAAGGGGAAATCTTTAATTTTCCTGTTCAAGTTATATGCTTAGAAAAGATGGATAATACTCTTGATTCATTATTGGACGACGAAGAAAATGAATTATCTATAGACGAATGGAGGTCTTGTTTATTTCAAGTAAGTATATCATTAATAGTTTATGAAAAGATGTATAATTTTACCCATAATGATTTACATTCAAATAATATAATGTATATCAAAACGGATAAAAAATATTTGAATTATAGATATAAAAACAAATTATACCGCGTCCCTACATTTGGAAAAATTTATAAAATAATTGATTTTGGTAGAGCTATTTATGGACATAGTGGTAAAAAATTTATGAGTGATAGTTTTCATCCAAAAGGCGATGCCAGCACACAATATAATACAGAACCTTATTTCAATGAAAAAAAACCAAGATTAGAACCAAATTATAGTTTTGATTTATGTAGATTAGGTTGTTCTTTATTTGATTATTTTTTTGACGATATTGATGATGTTGAAGAAGAAGATGACCCAATAGCATTAACCATAGCAAGATGGTGTGAAGATGATAAAGGAAGAAATGTATTATATAAAAAACACGGCGAAGAAAGATATCCGGATTTTAAATTATACAAAATGATAGCAAGAACAGTACATAATCACACACCTGAAAATGAATTTGATAGAGAAAAGGACAATATTTTTAATAAATTCTTAAGCTCAAGAAAGAAAATAGGGAAGAAAGTGAAAGTATTTAATGTAGATGATATACCTTCATACGTATAAAATTGAATTAATAATAAACATGTATAGTATATTATTAATGGACCAATTCTACACCAAAATGGAAATATCAGAACAATGTTGGAAAACTTTACAAACTAAAGTAAATATCGATGAATTTAATTGGTTTATAGAACCATCAGCCGGAACAGGTAATTTTTATAAATTATTGCCCATAGATAAAAGACGCGGTATTGATTTAGATCCTAAATATCCGGGTATTATACCAATGGATTATTTAACCTTGGATATGTCTGGTTTGTATCAAGATGGCGTGGATAAATATCTTGTAATAGGGAATCCGCCTTTTGGGAAAATAAGTTCATTGGCTGTTAAATTCTTTAATAAATCGGCTGAATATGCTGAAGTAATAGCATTTATAGTTCCGAGAACGTTTAAAAGGGTGTCTATTCAAAATAGATTAAACTTAGACTTTCATTTGATTTATAATGAAGATTTACCAATGAAGCCGTGTTGTTTTGAACCAAAGATGGGGGCGAAATGTTGCTTTCAAATTTGGAAAAAGAAAGATGTAAAAAGAGATATTATAGAATACGCGAAAACACATAAAGATTTTGAATTTTTGAAGTATGGTCCTAAAGATGAAGATGGACAACCCACACCACCAGAAGGTGCGGATTTTGCTTTAAAAGCATATGGTTCAAATTGTGGTAAAATAGTTGTTGATGATTTAGATGCTTTAAGGCCTAAAAGTTGGCATTTTATAAAATCTAAAATTGATGTGATACTATTAAAAAAACGATTTAACTTTATCGATTATAGTATGAGTAAAGATACAGTTAGACAAGATAGCTTGGGACAAAAAGAATTGATTTATTTATATAGTCAAAAATATTAATAATTAATTATCAATTAATATTTTTTATTTATCGCGGGAAACCAACCAAGTTAGCACCAATACCAAATCCGGCGCCAGATCGGGCACTTACAGCCATTGATGGAACGTATGTATCCAAGATACTGAATGTAGCAGCAGCGGTAAGAGCAATCAACATAACTTCATCAACATTTAACGATTTCTTTGGGATAGCATAAGCGGCAATTGCTACCATGATACCTTCAACAAGATATTTAACTGCGCGACGAACTAATTCGCCTAAGTCAACCATATCACCTAATCCAGACATTTATACTAACTATATAGAAAAAAATAATTAGGTTTAAAATAACTTAAATATTAAAAATAAAATAAAGTATAAATGAGTTCTATGGCTTTTGAACGACAAAAATTACCTAACGGTGAAGAAAATCCTAAATATATTGATTTATTAGATGAGGATAAACCAATTTCAGGGCAAAAATTTGCTTGTATTTCTTTTGTTTCCCCGGAGAATATTTTAGAAGATAAAAATAGGTTCTTTTTTCAAGAATTCCTAAAATATTTTGATTTTTCTAAATCCATTGAAAAATACCATCAATTTTTAAGTTTTCTTGGTTTTAAATACAATTTAGAATTTAATGATTTAATATCAGACTTTGAAGAATTTTTAAAAAGTGAAAAAGATTCATTTGATTCCGAAAAATTGCGAAATGATTATAAAACATTTGTAGATAATAATGAACAAAGATTACAAGATGATTTTGATGCAACCCATAATTTCCAAACAAATACAAGAGGTTTAAAAATCCGGGGTGTATATGCTACACAAGGAGAAGCAGAATTGAGATGTAAATTACTGCGAGAAGTAGACCCCAATCACAATGTATATGTGGGACCAGTTGGAATGTGGATGCCGTGGGATCCAGAAGCATACAAGACCGGTAGGGTTGAATATATGGAAGAAGAATTGAACCAATTAATGAGTGAAAAAAATAAAAACGAAGAAAAAGCCAAACAAGAATTTGAAAAAAGAGTTTTGGAAACCAAAAGAAAGGCAATTGAGGAAAATATCAAATTAGCAAAGGAAAACAAAAATAAATTAACACAAAATATAGACAAAGAAGGTAATTTATATGGTGTGAATAATACTATTGAAAATTCACTAACAGGCGAGAATATTACAAGTGCCGATATTAAAAAGGAATTGTTTGAAGGTGATAATATTATTACATCTAAGAATAAAGACCAACCCAAGTTAAAATCTCTCTTACCGGATGATGATAAAAAATAAAATTGAATTAAAAAATCTATAACTAATTATATATAATTAATTATGGATACTAACATGGATACACAATCTACGCAAACGCCTACTATAGAAAAACCTATTGTGACTGAAAAGAATAAAAAGAAGAAGAAGAAGAAAAAGAAGAAACAAAGCTATAAGGATATGATGGCCCAAATCTTAAAACCTACAATAACAAAAGAGGAACGTATTCTGTTGAAAAAACAATCTATGGAGCAAAATGCTCTTGGGGGAGGAAGATTTTCAAAAATGGAAAAGATCTAATTTCTCAACCATTTTAATAAGACTATATCATCATATACTATAAAAACAATAAGACTATAATAACCTACCATAATAACATTTAAATTTCTTATATTATAAAGTAAATATATTGAATGAATAGACCAATTTATAAAACAACAACCCAAATATTTTATAAATGCTTGTCTTTTCATTTTTTTTTCTTCTGTTCTATCCAATAAAAATCTCATGCCCAAACAATAATTCACCTCATAAGGATAACAAGATAATATGCAATATATAGACATCAATTTTGTTATATTGTCGTCCCTTAATGAATCTACAAAAATATTTATAATAGATAAAGTTGTACTTATTATGTGGTGTACTTTTGTGGAATATGACATATTCATATTTTTAAACAATGCGACAGTATCATTTGAACAATATAA